TTAATGCTGTCGGGTCATTTGTATATCCAAAGTCAAGCCCATAACCTAATAATCGTGCTGTTTCTGGTACAACTGCAATTTTATCCCAATTCGCGAATATCACTCCGTCAAGCTTTCCTGTCAATCCCAATCCGTAGACTCGCCACCAATTCGCCCAATAAGGAGAAATGATATTGCTATCGTCGAATATTTTATCTACCGGCAAATACGGGTCCTTGAACGCCTTGTCACGTTTAATTAACATATCCTCAAGCGTTTCATGTGGTATCGCTTCATTATCAAGATATGTCAATGTTAAAAATTCAGAATTTGGTTCAGTTAATACTTCAGTATGAGCCCAAAATTCATTGTCGGGATTATAATCTAAATATGTTTGTTTAGAACGAATCATCAACGCATCAGCGATTTGATATGGGACATGATTCGCCTCATTGATAAAAAGGATATCCCGTTTACCTGACGCTTTAGCTTTACCTGCAGTATCAAATGATTTGAATTGAATCCGAGTTCCGTTTTGAAACGTGTATTCCATTGGTGAACCTTTCCAACCTGATTGGCGCCATCGATTCGTTTCCTGCATCACTTGTTGAAATATGTCAACGCAGCCGTCTTTGACAGCAGGGATTGTTTCAGCAACCATTGTGATTTTTATACGGGGATTTTTTGCAGCTGTATCAATCAATATGGGCACAATGCCGTGAGTTTTACCTGCTGACGTTGAACCCTGAATAACTTTTTTACGCGCTTTCATTGCACGAATTTTTTTAATCGCTGTAGTATATTGAAATGTATTTTCTACGATATCAATCATCTCCAAATAATGGTTGCTCTTTTGTTATCGATAATTCAGTTTGAACTTTCTCGCTGAATTTTCGAGGATTGATTTTTGATAAATACCATTTACGAGTGTCGACTTGTAAACGACGGTGGGCAATCATATCACTGACCGTAATTTCATCCCCAAATTTTGTCGTCTTGATAACTGTACCTTTTACAGGAGTATCAGCAATCAAAAGCATCTCATCAAACATCGCTTCAGCACGTATTTCCTGAGCGCTCGCGTATTGTTTGGCGAATGATTCATCTTCTCTTAGCCACTTAAAAAAAATATTAACTGATACGTCTTTATTTTCATTAATTAAATCCCTAACAGGAGTTTTTGAATCGATTATTTTTTGAATAAACAATTCTTTATTTTTCGTTACCTGCGTCGGCGTTAATCTTACGGACTTTCGTTTCCTTATTGTCTTCGTTTTTTTCTTCATCCTTTTTATCTTTTCTGGCATCGATAATCAATTGAATTTTAGCTGAAACATGGTCTTTTATTTCCGTTAATTTGATTGTATCAATTGCATCGCGTGGATTCAATACTTCAAAAGCTACCGTTTGTATCGGTATCGATACGACTAAAACATGATATTGTCCAGCTAATTTTGATGTCAAATCGTTTTCGACATTTTTCAATTGTATTTGGTCATCGATGTATGGAATATAAGCAACAAGTATCGGTTTAATTATTCCTTTTGTTGTTGTGTTCCGTTCGTAATAATTCTTTTTATTTTTATTTCGTTTCATTGTGTATTATTTACATTAATATTTTACCGACAAAAAATTGGTCGTCATCGGCTAATTGAGATATGTATAATTTAAAGCCCCGATATGAGCCATTTTTAAATAAAAATTTCAGTTTTTCGTAATTCGATTTTGATACATAAATTTCTTTACGTTCAATTAATTTATGAGTTTCGATGACGTTATCTAAATTATCTAAAAGTATTTCATCGTGTCCTTTGGATAACATTACATGACCGATAATGTAAGCTGCTAAGCCAACAAACAGAAACGTAAATATTAAAAATAATGCTATTGCTTTCATTTTTCAAATTGTTTTAAATTGTTAATTAAATTTTTCCACTCATTATGAGTTTCGGGATGTTTATGAGATCTTAAATATCGTACATTGAACACTCGTAGTATTTCGCGTTCATGTTTACGTAATACGTCCTTCATGGTAACTTTCAAAAGTTTCCAAATTTTCAAATCTTTTTGATTGAATTTTTTTATTGTTTTTTTAGTTTTTGCCATGCGTTATATTTTGATTGTAATTTTTTTCTTAATTTCGCTTTAGTTGTTTTAACCGTATTGAATAATGAAGTGATTGTTATTTCAGTTTCAGCTTCAATTTTTCGAAATGGTTTACCAGTTAAAATTTCATCGATACGACCACACTCAGTCTCGAGTGTTTTGCCATTTTTTATTTTGACAATTTCACGGTCGTACCAATGTAAATTTTCTAATTCAATATCCAAAGCAACAAGCAAATCTTCATGAGCCAAAATCTCTTCTTTTGACCTATCAATTGATTCTAAATTCAAATGTTCGATACCGTTATCAGAATATAAATCTGCTTCTCTCATGTAGTCAATGAAACATGAGTGTAAAGCTTTGTAAATATAGAACGAATCAAATTGATTTTGTTTGCCGTATTTATGAACTTTTAAATACATTCGTTGAGTGATTTCATCGGCAATTTTCACATCGCGTGAAATATGTAAAGCCATTTTTCGCCATTCAGCGTCACGTTTTGCAAGTTCATGTAGCATATTAATACGGGATTTTATTAAATTCTTCAAATTCAACTTCGATGTCAACAATTTTTCTTAATGCCCAACCAAATTGAATCGGCACCCAGCGCCATTTTCCAGATGCGATTTTTTCTTTTTCGATTCGTTTGCATTCTTTTAATGATGCTAAAGCTTTTGAGCGATTGCGATTGAAATAATTGTCACCAGCTAATTTTCTGCGTGGTGCTTTTTTGATGTTTTTCATTGTTGTTTTCATGGTTTACAAATTTTAAAAATTAATATTAATTCATTGTTATTTTTTTATAGCTTTTTATTAACGTGTTAAGTTGAAAAGCCTTTGGCGAGAAACTTCTTTTGTGTTTCCCGTCGTTTCATTTTTGATGACGTCAATAGCATTTTTCGCTTTGAATCCGTCACCATAGCGCGTCGCAATAATTCTATAAGTAACTCCGTTCGTTACCCATTGAATTTTTATAATCGAATAATCGTTGTTTACTATATTCATGATTAAAAAGGAAATTCGTCGTCTTCATCAGTGACAGGAATCATGGTATTTGAATCCTGAACATCAAAAGCTTCGTTTGGTTGAACGTTCTCAATTGGTGTATCATTCTCATCATCTTCAAATTCTTTTGTCATGTCGAACATCGGAGCGGGTTGGTTCATGTCGTAATACCTTCCCGACGGGTTGTGGTATTTCATATCCAACGAAGCACCTATTTCGCCTTGAAAAGAAAATTTCGTTTTTAAATTTATAAATGTCGAATGTCCTTCGATTCCGATTTCCTCATCGGCAAACGTTCTGTAAATGCAATATCCATCGTGGGTTTGATTCCTGAAATCAGCAGAACCAGATACATCATACAACGTAGGAGCAATATATTTTCCAGATTCATCTTTTTGCATTTTCGTAGGATGAGCAACCAAAAATATTATAACATTATTCATTTGAGCGAACATCGTTAATTTGGTTAACACTTCATCAATCCTTTGTTTATTTTGCCCTGCACCGTCAAATTGTAGTTTATTAAATGCATCGATGACAAAAATATCAATTCCATACGTAAACATTTGCTCCCTAAATTTTTCAAAAAGCCAATTCCAAGTTGGAAATTCTCCTTTTTCAGGCGATGTCAAATATATTTTTTCTTTTGACCATTCCTTGTAGCGATTTATTTCATCCATTGAAATACGAGGGACGCCTTCGACTTCTCCCCAAAAGTTTTTACCAAACGCTTTTTGTATGAATGTCGTTTGATGTAATTCCATCGGAGAATGTTCAGGCGAAAAAAACGATGCTTTCATTTTATAATCTTTAACCAAATTCATTGCGTACCAATCAATATGGTTTGATTTTCCATGAGAAGGAATCCCTGTGATTGTGCAAACGTGTCCTCTCATCGTTTTAAAAATGTATTTTAATTTACCGAAACATCGATGTTTTGGATATATTGTTTTCGGCAATCCATCGTCATACAATCGGACTACATCTTCATACAAATCTTCCATTGTGAATGTACCAGAAATCGGATATGATTTTGAATTATCAATCACGTCCTGTAAATTCCCATTTATCAAATCTTCATTTGCATCTTTGCCCTGAAAAACCAATCGTTTGCATCGATACCTACCAAGACGTTGGGCGATTTTTTCAGATACTTCATTTCCTTTTGAATCGTTATCGGTTGCGATGTAGAACATTTCAATATCTTTCATGTATTTTTCAGCGTGTTTCCAAAAATCGTCATTGTCATTTGCACCGTTCGGCAATGAAACTACTGATTTGTGTCCCAATTCATGAAACGACATAGCGTCAATTTCGCCTTCAGAAATTATACATTGTTTTTGACCGATGATTGAATTGATGTTATAAAATATTGATTTAGTTCCGGCTGATTGCGTGAATCGTTTACCACCTGAGCGGTATTTTTTATTGATTAATTTTTCGCCTTCAAAGGAATTGAAAACAATATTAACAACTTCTTTTTTCAATGTCGGTTGATAATATTTTTCTTCAGTTATTTTAAAATGTTTCAACGTCGATTGAGTTATTTTTCTTGATTCAAAATATTTAACAACGTTATCTGATAAATCGGTATAATTTTTCCAATTTTGTTCCGGCAATTTATATTCGATTTCATTTTCTTTTGGTTCGAATGCCAACGCGTCGCAATAAAAACATTTTCCATAACCGTCGTTATGATTGATGAGCAATGATTTATCCCTTTTGTCAGTTCGCGTTTCATCACATGACGGGCATCTGACTTTTTCTTTACCCGTATGTTTCTTAAAATTTAATTCATTCCAATTTATAAAATTCATAATTATATTGTTTTAAAAGGTTAATTTATTTCTGACATCGGTATTGACCCAAGCATCTTTGTAACTTCGCCAACCATTTTCACACATCGTTTTTAATATCCAATTTTTGTTTCGTTTCGATTTATTAATTTGATTTATTAAACCATTAAACGCAATTTCACTTAAAGGAGCTTTTCTTGACCGCCTTATTTTTATGTGTGCATCAACTAACGTTTCTTCAAAACCTAAACCAATCATCGATTTACGAAAATTAAATTTGCTATTTTTTTCTTTTCTTTCTAGTAATACTGGTTCTTTAACTTCTTTATACTTCTTAGTAGTGGTCGTTTGTGGTTTCATCTGTGGTTTCATCGGTGGCTTCAAATATTGAAACGTTTTCCAATTTTTTATAATGATATGTACAGGTCCCGCGGCTTCACAAGTACGGATTCTTTCAATCATTCCGTCATTTTCAAGTTCTTTTAAATAATTTTGAACTTTTGACGGTGACCATTGTAAACGCGTACCAATATTTCTGATTCCAACGGTTACAGTTCCTTCATTGTATTTTATTTTTTTACCTCGGTATCGATATTCCCCAGATTGATAATTCGCGAGACATAAAAGTACAATCCAAGCACTTGCTTGATTAGCTTTTTCGTCATTCATCAACCAATGATTTAGGAATTTTCGATTTAATTTAATATAATTTTTCATTTATAATTTTTCAAGTACAACAATTCGTTTCTCAAGCGTTTCGATTCGCGAATGTAACGTAGCTAATTGAGATACCATAATTCGATATTCATGTATTACTTTTTCAACTTCAGTTTTGTCGATATGACCTTCAATTCTTGTTTCAAGGATTTGTATCAATTTTTTAAAATCTTTATCCCATTCTGTTGAATTTTCAACCACTTTTATATTATGAATTACTGTAGCATGATTGCATCGAAATATCCTAGCAACTGCTGATTTGGTTAACTTCGATTTATGATACATAAAATACTGGCATATTTGACGAGGTTCAGCGTAAATCATTTTTTTAGATTTGCGAAATAATGAATTATCTTCCATATCGTAATATGCTAATACTTCTCTAATTACTTTTTCAAAATTTATATTGTTTGTCATAATGTTTATTTTTAGGTTATTATTTGTTTTTCATATATTTTAAAAGCCCGCTCAATGATTTTAGCGGCTTCTGCCGGGTCTTTATTCGAATTGTATAGTTTATCCATCCATAAGTTTTCTACGTCGCTATCCTCAAAGGAAACGGGCAAAGCTGACGTAAAATGATTCCATACAATATCTATCCATAAAAAATATTCACTTACCGGTTCTGTGGTTAAATATCGGTCTAACGCGATGTTAAATTTATTTTTCATTTGTGTAAATTTTTTCGATTTGAATAATTTCTTTTGGGTTGTCAATCAAATAATCGTGAGCATATAATTCTGCATCAAATAAATCATTTGATTCATATTCCAATTTCGATTTTATCAAATAACTTTTTTGATAAACTTTTACTAAATATTTTGTTTTCATTTTATTGTTTTTTAAGGTTATTATTTTATTCTGTCATGGTCTTTAAATCGTGACAATCTAGGCGGTGCAAATGCAACCGTTTCTCCTAAAAATACTTTCATTGAAATTTCAATAGTTGATAATGAAATATGCTCGAATCTGAGCGGCTTTAACCATTTTTCATCGGTTATAACTGATAAGGCATATTGCCTTTTTTCTTCAGTTGAGGTCAATTTATTAAATTCGAATCTGTGATTTGGTTTTCGTGTATTTTTCATAAAGGCATTGATATTTGATTATCATCAATAATTTGACTACAATCGATTTCAATTTCTATCCCTTCAGAATTTCTATCATTGCAAACTATACACTTAATTTTAGATTGATATTGCGACAAAAATAGCGCTTGTCGTTGTTTTCCGTTACTTAAAAAAGTAAATTGAGTACCTATTTCCATAATTTGTTTTTTAAAAAAGTGAAACTTGATTTTGTGCTACGTCTTTATAAACGTGATTTTTGAATAAAATGATGTCAGTATCATCTTCAGATTTTGGACCAATCCATTTATAGGATTTTGTCACAGCATTTCTGTATGATAACATTCCACCCTTGTCGGCATCTTGCATTTTATCCATCCATTCAGAATTTAATTTATCCTGAGTTACTTCGGTTGTCATGTGCCAATTGGCTGATTTATCGCGATGAGCCCATAAAGCAGGATTCGATGTTTTGACGTACATCGTTCTACCTTCAGCTGCATACAATGAAGCGAGATAATCTGTTATTTTTGAGCCAATTCCCAATCCTTGATAATCAGGCATAACAACGGTTCTTGACATTCGATAACCATCTTTTATATTACCATGAGGAAACGGCAAAACAGCATTAAAAGCAACCGGTTTGTCGTTTATCATTGATACGTACATAATACAGGCTTTATTCAAATCTTCTGTTAAATAATGATATTGTTTGAATATTTTCCAAGTATCATATCGACATCGAAATAGCGATAATTTGAGGTCTGGTCGCCGAAGACGTGACGGTCTCTCGACACGCCCTTTGAGTGGTGAATAAGTCCAATCTGGTAACAACCATTCCATAATATCAAAATGACATGATGCTAAAATAATTTTTTTATTATGTCGCCTGATATATTTTTGCAATGCATTTGACATCGCTTTAGCAACGTCGCGGTCAACTACAGATGTATATTCGTCAATTAATATAACATCATTTTCCTTCGCTTTAGCGACCTTATAAGCGAGTGATGCCCGATACTGTTCACCGTTAGATAATAACCCAAATGGTCGCAACCAGGTAGGCACTGATGACAGTCCCATTGATGATAATAAACGCGTAACTTCTTTTGGTTCTAACCATTCAAAATTAGAAATTAAAGGTTTTTTGTCATCAAATGAATCATCGGCTAAATCGCCAAATTCTCTTAATAAAGTTGTTTTGCCGGTTCCAGAACCGCCATAAATTACACCTATATTCCAATCGAATGTTTTACAATCTCCGAAATTAATAGGAATTTTTACTGATGTCGATTCTCGATTTTGAATATCATAAGCTTCATAAATGTAAGCTGTATACTCATCATTAAGAATTTTGTTTGTTCGTTCAATGTATTTCATAATTACTCATAGTTTTTAATTAATTTTTTCATTTTATTTTGAATCGATTTTAATTCGTCAATTGTCCAATTTTTGGAAGTTCGTTTGCATCTTGCAGCTCGTTTTGCTAAATCAGTCGCTTTATCGTTTCCTATGCGATTTGGCAGGTTTAAAATATAATTTGTATGGTCACCTTCAAGGAATCGGTTAGCGTGAACTGACTGCCCATGAATATTATCTAAATCAAATTTTAACGCAGTATATTTATCTGCAGGATAACAATGACCAGCATCAAAATCAGGTTTATATGAAATCAATGAAGAAATACATGGTTTACCTACATCGCGTAAACGTACAAATTTATGAACTAATTTTTTAGTTTTTTCAAGTTCAACCGATAAAGTACGACGTGAATGTTTTTTGATTTTAGCTTTTTCTAATGCTTTACGGTCTTTTGTTGCAACAAAAATTGATTTAGCCATTTTGATTTTTCCTTGTTCAGAATTTAACAACCAATTTGAATAACAACCACACATCTTTCCGAGACCATAAATTCGATGAGATGTTAGTTTCCCACAACCGAACCCCCGAGTTTTTTCTAAGGAACCTTTGCAAGGTTTTGCTTTTCGTTTTATCATTTTAAAAATACTGTTCGACGTTATCAATAATATCTTGACGGTCAAAATTAAAATATTTAACAATGACATCAACCGTCCTTGAGTACAACTCCGTAAACGCGTGCTCATCCATTTTTGCGAATGAAAGCGAATCGGGTTTTCTGATTTCATGACCATTTATATCTTCGCGAATCGTAAAATATCCACATTCAATAATTATATCATGTCGCAAATCTTCAAGATGTTTATATCGTTCTTGATTTTGAAAAAGTAAATTCAACAAAGCAAAATATTTTTTGTGAAATTTATAATTCCTAGGTTTACGTATATCACATTCCAAAAAGTCGCCCACTTTCAATTTCTTCATTTTTTCATAATCATTGTCGTAGGCGGCTTTGAATGTATTATTTAATTGCTTTACAATCGTTAATTTCATTTTTTCGATTTTAAAACAATAGATGATTTGCCGTATTTGACCGTAGGCATTGGTAATATTTCGCCTGTATCTGGGTCAATTCGTGAATGTTCAAATCCTTTTTGAACAGCTTGGTACATCGATTTATATTTCGATTCAATTTCTCGTTTTTTTGTATCGACTTCATCCCATTCAGGAATGCATTTAAAATCGAATGTAGTTCGACCGGACCTCAACTCAAATATTTTGTCACGATAACCTTCCGGATAATTTGACATTTCATCTATTAAAAGATGTGAATTATCATCTTCGTATGATTTAATTAAATCTAAATTTTGATTTAATAAGTCACGTTGAGCACGTAATTCTATAAACGTGTCAAGATGACTTGCATCTCCCATTTCAGCATCGGTAATTTGTTGCATCAAATGAGCATTCATTTTTGTAAAAATTTCTCTACTAAATCCCATAATTGTTTTGTTTTTTATTGATTAATTTCAAATAATTTTTCTAACTTTTCTGCAATCGCGTTTGACACTTTATAAGCATCGCGTATTTGCTGAACGTTGGTAATAACTTTCGTTTCAATTTTCGCTTCAATGTTTGACCATTCGCGAGTTGGTTCTCCAGTTTCTCGGTCTGTATCATTTAGCCATTTCTTATCTGCGTCTGCAACTTTTTTAGTTGAATTGTTTGAAACGTTTTTAGGTTTGTCAACAACTTTGCCCGAGGCTTTATTAGCATCATCATCTTCCGCCTGTAAAGCGAGAAGTGATTGCAATGTATAGCGACGGTAATAAGTCACGGCAGAACCAATCTTTTGCGGATCATTCAATGCAGGTAAATTAATTGATGATTCAACCAAATCAAATGGGTCCTCAAGATTAATTAATTGAGTAGTTACTTTGTCATCAATAATCGGTTGTAAAATGAGAATTTTTTCTTTCTCAAGTTCGACTTCGATATTCTCCAATAACTGATTAATGTCGAAGTACTTTGACTTGTAAAAAGGGTTAGTAGAATCTTTCGAAATCTTACCGACCCGTTTTTTAATTTTGTTTAATTTTTGATAAATAGTTTCCGGAACTTTAATGTTTGCCATAATCGTTTAAAATTTAAGGTTAATAAATGTTTTAAAATTAATTTGTTTGCGAATCTACGATTTTTTTTAATACGTATCAATTCTATTTTTTTTTCAATGACCTCATCGAATGATATTATTTTACCTTCATTCATCATTTGAATCAATCTGAAATGCCTGATTTCCTCAGGAGTTCTTTCGTTAGCTAGATGTTCATCCAGATAAAATGCATTTTTATTTTTCATAAAGTGTATTTTTAGTTATTTCAAAACTTACTAATATTTTGAAAGTGTCAAGCAATTTACCTTTAGGAATTATTTTGAATCCATTGAACCAATTATTTTGAATTGAATCGGGTCGCATCTCAAAATACTTTCCTAAAAGTCCACAAATTTCCTTTTGATATTCGCGAGAAAATTTATTATAAATGTTTTGACAATTAATTGTCATATTAGCATTTTTGTCACTATTATTTTCTTTCATTTTTTATTGGGTTTAAAAATACCTCTTTGGTATCCAATTTAACTTCTATTCTGTACGTTCGCTTCAACCCTACAAAACGTTCAAACGTTTCGAGCATTGTTTCGTTGCGAAGTGTATTAGTTTTAAGATAATGCCTCATGACTAAAATGAATGATGAGCCAATCGAGGCAATAAATTAATCAATAAATAGATGCCAATCAAAGCAGCTAATATTAATATTCGACTAAATTTTGATATTTTAATTTTCATAATATTTATTTTTAAAGTTTTCATAATTTTATAATTTAAGGTTAAGAATTGTTTGCACTTTCGATAAATCAATAGGAAACGATTTACCGGAAGCAAAATTAATTGATATTATATCTATATGCCTATCGTAGTAAGCACCAACCACTTCGAGCTGGTTATCATGGGACCCACCTATTTGAGTTCCTATGACCTGTGAAAATTCAACTTTGATTTCAATTGATGTTTCATTGTCAGGTAATTCTAATAAAAGGACCCGCCTATCAAATGATTGGTTCAGGTCCAGTCGTGAATGTATATCCACATTTTTTTCGATAAAGTCATAAATTGATTTCATTTATCTTCGTTCAAAAAGGTTGTGAATATTTGTACCGCTAAATGGTGTATGCGGACTGTAAAATATACGATGTATAATATTACATTCTCCTAAGGTCAAATCATCGACCCAATTAGTATATTTTAATGTCGTTTTCAAATTTTTAACAGTTGCAGGATATTCTTTTTCTTCAATATCCAATATAAGTTTTTTGCCTTCAAGAAGACGTTCATATAAATTTCTCATAATTAATTTGTTTTAAAGGTTAATATTATCCAAAAATCACATCATTTAAAAATACAGTTTGTAAAATGACGTCTGCAGTAACAGCATCGTCAGTTTCATTTATCATATCCATTAAATGACATAATGGAGTTGTTTGCACACGTTCGAAAACATCATTTAATTTTATTGAAAAAGTTTCTTCGGCTTCAGTATCAATTAATGATAACGTGCCACCTGTTTTCAAAATTTCAATTAATACATCTTCAAAGCATATTGATTCTATTTTTAAATTTCGTTTAGCCATTGAATAATCATCTGGTGAATATTCGATTTCTAAACCATAAGCTGAAACGTAGCCTAAACCGTTGCAAAGTGCGTTGTAAAAATAATTGATTGATTCTTTTTTTGTTAATTTAACTTTCATGGTTGTTTTGTTTTTTAAAATTTTCATAATTGTTTTGTTTTAAAATAACATAAATGCTGTATCGTAGCTTCTTTCGAATTACTTGGAATGTTCATCTTTCCGTCCCCGATAAATACTTTTTAGAACATAGGTGTAGGTTCAGCATTTATGTTTGTTAATATTAATTTTCAATTTCTAGATGTTCATAACCATCTTCATTAAAATTTTTCATCCATTTACCCAACGTTTTAGTTGCGTCATGTTTTTCAATGTCAAATTCATCTAAAATATAAGGCGTAGCGCCAAACATATTTGTAGCACCTGAATTTCTTAAATCGTTTAAAAAATTGAAAATGTCAATTTCTAGTTTTGAAAATGTTTCTGTTTTTGTGTTCATAATATATTTGTTTTTAAGGTTAATATGTTAAATAATCCGATGCATCTTCGCCGATGCCTTTTCCGTTCTTGGTTATTTCGTAATTCGGGTCCATTCCCGATTCTAATATACCGTCAATCAATGCATCAATAGACGCAAATGATTTTTTGTAATATTCGCATTTCAACGAATATTTATCTGTACTTGTTTTTTCATGTGCTCCCATTAATCAGGTTGTTTTAAATTCGACCATTGTGTTCTTAAATCATGTTCGTTTAAATCTTCGAACTGTATAGCGATTTCTTGAATGACATAAAGTAATTCAATCGCAGCTATCATTTCAGCATGAGAAAGTTTCTCACCATCAATTAATGATGAGAAACAATTTTGGTTCAATGTATCTTGGCAATCGATTAAATCAGCCAAGGTATTTCTAAATTTACAATAAGACATATTACTCATAGTTGTTTTGTTTTAAAGATTAATAAATATGTAATTCAATTCGATTGTTTTCAACCGTCAAATAAGAATTGAATGACATCATTTTTGTAATTAAATTAGTTGAGAAAAAATTCATTTCATTTTTTGATGAAAATACAATAATTCGTTCTTTACGTTTTTCGTATTCTACATTTTCACATCTAAATTCTGTCGAACTTCTAACTAATAATTCAATAGTATTTACGCGTCGTTTTTTGTCATTTAAATTTAATGATGATTTTCTAATTTTTTTCATGATGTTTATTTTTTAGTTATTTTTGTTGTTTTTTTCTTAGGCGTTTGAGTTATCAAAAATGCCTGTTTGATACGTTTCAATTTTTTTATACCGTCAGTTCGATTGCCGTAAACGACACCATCTTTGATACAAAAAGCGTGCTTTCGAACCAATATAAAATATGTACCTTCAGGCCAGTTTTTTATAAATGATTCAGTAGTATATTGTCGCAAACGTTTTCTTGCTTTTTTGCGTTTACGTTCAAAATACGTAATTGGTTTACCATTGATTATTTTAGTTCCGACTTCAGTAATACTTTTACCAAAAGCGTTTTTCAAATTTCTCATTTTGTTTGCCGTATCAAAATTACCTTTGCGTGGTTTACGGTTAAATTTCGTTTCAATAAATTTATGAGCACGGTCATAGTCAATATTGAAGGCGTAAGAAAATGCACGTACTACGCAATCGTTATTTTCTGATTTTTCTAATTTCGTGGGTTTTCTTTTATCAGCTGCAAAAGTTAATCCACTGTCCATTTTTGTCATTTCAAATTGTTTCATAATATTGTTTTTTAAGGTTAAGAATGTATATGATAAGAAGAAACAGCATATAATATTGTACCGTTTTCTAATTTAAGGTCATAGTAATTTGGGCAAGCTTGTTCAGCAGAAATAATTGTCATGCCATTCAATGCTTGAAATTCATCTTCCGTATAAATGTCTTCAAGACAAAATTCACGAACGGTGAATCCTTTTAAATTCAATTTTAAATTGTTCATAGTATAGTTGTTAAGGTTAATAAATGTTTTTCAGTCAATGTTTCTTTCTAGGGAATACTACAGCGCATTTATTTTATGTTTCATTGACTGTTTTGATTTCACTCAAAAATTTGAACGTCATAAAACATTCGATGTTTACATAAATTCTATTACAATTTATTATATGACGTTTTAAAGGGTTGCCCAATGGGGACTTCGTCTTTATGTTCGTCGCCGTACGTCCAACTTACCTTTGAAATTTACATTTCGTATTCGATTGCCTTGTAGGTAAATTTTGGCAGGAGAGTCGGATTTCGCCGACCCAACAATTTTAAAACGATGATTGTCAAACGTTTAAATCAATTTCGATGTCATTTTTTCGTCCTTTTCATTTGATTTATGATGCAATATAATAATAATAATTGAATCCTACAAGCTAATAACGCTTTATTTTCTAAATATATTGTGAATCGCGTAGCGTAGCGCTGGAATCAAACTACAAAAAACCCGTCAGCGACTATGAAACACTGACGGGATAAGTAACCCTAAAAAACAAACCAATATAATTATAAATCCATCGTCAAGCAGATAAAATGTTATAATTGACTGCAATACTATAAATAAATTTAATTGATATCAAATTTTAAAAATCTAATTTATTAACATTGTTTTAACCATCATGAAATCGCGATAAGCTGAATAAGACATTTCATAAACGTATCCACATGAATTACAACTCATTTCAGGTTTGATGGTTCCTAATGCAGTATAATTGAATTTATTTAAAACAATATCATTATTATTTCCACATGACGGACATGAATGTTTAGCCCCGCCTGTATGAGCTCCGACATGAGTCATGTTCTTCACATATTTTTCTAATTGAAAATAAACATCTTCAAGGACAGTTATATCGCCATCGCAATATTGAACCATCGCTTTCAATGCTTTTTTATCTCCTGCTTCGACAGCATCCCACATTTTAATTCCTTCATGTTCAATTTTAGCGCCAACTCCTAAATATTGTGCAATCGTATCCAAACGATTATTTGGAAAGTTGAAATATGCTTTTGCTTGTTTCAATGTATCAACTGACCTATATTTTGGCTTCATCGGCAATCGATGAAATAAAGCACGTGTCCTTAACCATTTCACATCAAAACGGTCTCCATTATGTGCTACGATTTCGTCAGCTTTATTCATTTCAGGAATGAATTTTTGAAGTATTCTTTTGTCATCCATTTCTTTACCCCAATGAATGTTATGTATTTTATCTTCGCCTTCCCATTTCCAACTTACGCATATTATCTTAGCCAATTTAGTTACGTTTTGATAATGTAAATTTAAATTATATCCGATGCGAAAAGATTTGACTTCATACTGAGAAGTTTCTATATCATAAAATAATCGTTTAATTTTGTATTGTTCTAAATCTAAATATTTTTTTAAATTTTCTTTGTTTAAATAATATCTTCCTTCTTTGTTAATTTTTAGGCCTAAATGTCTGGCAGTATGCGAAGACATCCGATACCTATTGGACGGATTCAATTTAATTTTTTTCGTCATAAATTTATTTGATAAATTTTAAAAATGGTACGAATTTTCTGAATATCCACAGTAAGGTTCCAACATTCAATACAACTGACCACCAGACCCACTTAGGAATATATTTACTGGTAGTTTCGATTTGTTTGATATCCTTACTATCAATTTTTGAGATCTGCCGGTAGGATTTATCCTCTTTCGAAATCGTGTCTGTTTTGAGTTCGACAGAAAGCACGTTATTTCTTCCACGAATTACTACCTCGCCAACACTAAAGCCCATTTTTTTTGTGAACATTTTTAAGCCTTTGGCTGAATCACATGGTCTTTCAATTTCTAATGATGAAATTACAGGTAGTAAAATCGTCTTAGTTGTATGCATAGAAACTGAATCTCTTTTGATAACTGATTTTTCAGAAATCGTTTTTTGAGATTTACACCCAACAATAAAAAATAAAATAATTATTAAATATTTCATGGAATAAATTTATAAATTTTTGGATTTTTTTCTTCTGAAATTATGTCAAGGTGGACCCAATTCACACCTGTTTCTAACCTGATTTTAAAAGGAAATATTTTTTGATTTGCTACAATCCAATTTCTAACTTCAATCGCAGTCATGCCTTGAACATCGAAATCTACTGCTTTTCCTAAAACGTGTGCTGATAAATATAAAATTCCTTTTTTAAATTTACCCATGAATATTGAACCTAAATTAGTTCTTAATCCACGTTGTTTAAATGACCCGCCCCAGTAATAATTATTGATTGTTATCGGTTTATCTATCCAATACCTTAAAACATCAATTGTTTGTAACAATCGAATATCAATAAATTTCCAAGCATCATCTCCGTATTTTTTATAAACTTGAGGACCTACGAATTCTGATATATGAAACTTTTGCTTAATATTGTGTAATATTTCAGCGTCCGTCATTTTCATTTTACAAAGAACCATTTAATCAATGTAACTAAACCACCACCTACAGTCATTGCAATTGCAACAATTAAAGATTTTTTTGCCACACCTATTTTCTCACGTTCTTCCAATCCAAAAACTCGTTTGTTAACATCTGCTAAAGTTTCAATAGCTCCTTTTTGATTTACTTGAGGATTCGAATGAAGCAATGCTTTCATGTCATGCAATTCATTTTTCATGATTGAAACATCGGTTGACATTGCTAAAAAATCTTTAGATAATTCTTCTAGTTTTAGATGCGTTATAGCTGTTGGTGTTAATTTTCCAGAAGCCATTATTTCCAAAGTTGTTTTTGACCTGAGTCAGTTAATATAAATACCAATTGCAAACCTACAATCAATAAAGCTAAAATTCCATTTACTTTACCCATTACAAATCCAGCTAACAATAATGATGCTGGCACAAACATAATCGGTGTACTAATAATCTTTTTTAATAAATTCATTTTAAATTATTTTATTTTTTTTTCGAATAATGTCAAACCTATTGCAGTCCAACCGCCACCTATTAAACCATACCACATTTCAAATGGAAATTGCATCGTCATCGGTTTGCTTGTAATTGCAAATACTATCTCAACAGCAAAATAAGCCATTGCCATAACTAAACCTACAGCAAGGAATTTACCTGCCCAAAATCGTTTTGAACTTTCTTTGCCGTTAATGTCATTTTTCATACTCATAATTTCTAATATTTTAATTCATAAAAACCAACCCGATTCCCACCGGGTTGGACAATCACTATGAAAAGAAATAAATTACCGCTTACTATTATAACGGTAATGTTTTTAAAACCCTTGCCGGGCTTATTAATGTTTCGCCATCGATTGTTTCAATATGTTCACGAATGACGTAAGTTGTTTCTGGTTTTAACCCTTCAATCCAACGACCATGAGCAAAACGATTCCATTTTTTTCGCGATGCATTAAATCCTAAAGGCGTTGGTACGTTAGTCCAGATTGTATTATTTGAACCAAATATTCTATATTCTAATTTTGTTATTTGGCATTGTTTTGTGTAAAATTCCCTTAACCTAATTCGATTCGAATCAATTACAGTTTCAGGTGGTCCTGCCATTCGTACATAATCAGGAAACAATCTTTTTGATTTGACAATATAAGTTGAATCGCCAAATTGATGTACTGTTTCTTTTAATCGGAAATAAACCGGTTGATGCTCATCTGCATATTCAATCGATGCGCTGTCTGTCATTGAAGTAAAACTTTGTCCGTCGCCATATAAAAGCACCAGCATGTTCCCCGGTTTATTGTAAGTTTCTGAAGGTGTAGCTAAAACTACTGCCTTTCGTATTGTGTCGCGTTCAAAAATTGTGATGCTATCAGTTGGTTTTATCGCGTTAAATATATTTCCTACATCGGCATAAATTTTACCCGTCGATATAATTTCAACGTTTGCAGATGGGTTAAGTTGTAATTGATTCAAATACGCTTCTAAAGCATTCGATTTATTTATATGAACTGATACCTCAACTTCATCAACCAATACTTTGTATCTAAAAGTATCTTTTATGTCGATTTGTGCAATCGAACCAAACGAAATTAAGAAAATTAATATTGTTATTATTTTTTTCATGTGAAAATTTTTAGTTTTAAAATTGAAACGATAAATAATAGTAAATTTATCATGTAATATATTTTAGGAATTTTATAAAAATAACCTTCAATTCCCGCGTTAGCGATATAAAAAAAATTATTTCGTTTCCTAATTTTATTTATTATCGGGTTAAATATTAAAACCGTCAATGATAATGTCATCAATATAAAGAACAACAAATCTATTGATACGTTGTAAATTGGATACCCAATCAATGTAAAAAATACACCTTGCATACCACCTTTGAACCAATGCCATTTCCTGTTATGTGCTGTATTCTTTGAATCGATTATGTTTAATTCTACATAACCGAAACAAAGACCCAGCAAAATGATTCCTATGATGATTCCTATCAATATTTCAATCATCTTTTTTAATTGAATTATACACAGCAATTAAACCAAACAAAAGCACGATTCCCCAAAATCCAAAAAATATAATTTTTTCTATCATTTTTTATGGATTATATGATTCGCCAGGACAATAATCTAAAGTTGCTAAATCAACTGTAGTTGGTTCAAAATACATTGACCACATAGAATTATCTACGTAAGTTCCACCTTCATCGAATGTTTGTATTTGCCATTCTAAATTATCGTCATCATTTAAAAAGAATATCCATAATGTATATTGACCTGGAATGTTTGTAACTGATTGTAATATCATTGCATTTTCATTCTGAGAAATTAACGTGACAGGATATTCTTGAGGAATGAAATCAATAACCGAAAAACATTCACCAAATGCTGAATATAAAGTTATAAAAAAAGGATTGTAAACATCTAACGTCGGAGTTAAATAAATTTCCTGAACGTTGTTTCCGTTTATAATCATTTTCCAATTTTTATTAGCGATAATTAACGACCTTGTAAATATTGCTTTTACTTCATCTTGAGGAGCATCAGCAGGTCGCCTTTCCATGTCAAATCTTTCAAGCGCACTTTCAATAGCGATTTGTTCATCGGATTGAATTTCAAGCACATTGTTTTCACATGAAAAAGACATCAATGCAATTAATAAAATAAATAAATAATTTTTTAGTTTCATATTATAATTGTTTTTAGTTAATATTCGTTTTTTACGAAAGTATGAAAAATAATTAATCTTCAGCGACTATTCGAAAGCCATCTATTAACACAGATTCACCAACTGTACCAGTTGTATCATTTATCCATATTTTTAAAGCAGAATTAGCCGTCGAACTTGCTGTAACTTGACCTGAATAATATTTCCAATCGGTTGAAGTTATAGCGATGTTTGGAGAAACGGTTACATTTGTCCAACCTGATATTTCTTGACCTGTGCCAGTCGCTCCTCGTTTCGCCCACATTCCCCAACGATAAACAGTACCGCTAACCATCGGTACAAGCGCTTCCATGTGATTTGTAATTCCGACAAATGTAGTTGCTTCAATCGAATAATCACCATGAGCTGAATCGTCAGAAACTGACATTGTTGCAAAAAATGCTTGATATACAGGAGCTGCAGCCGTTTGACCCAATTGATTGTATTCGTCATAAAAACTAGCTGCATTTGCAATCGGTGATATATCTAAATCATCTTGTCGAATCATCATTCTGTCCCACCAAATATCGTCGCCATTTGTTGCTGGTGTTTGGTCTGCCCTAACAACAACATTAGCAGGTCCGTAATTTGTGTCCCGTTCTCCTGAAGCTGTGTGCTGAGTCCATGTTGTATTGTCTACATTATGATTCGTATTTGCTGACCAACCGACAGATGATGGCAAATGAATATCTTGTAACTGATTTGCGTCAACTTTTGCTTGAACAATAATTGAATAGTCAATCGCTGGCATCAAACTATCAACTGCAATTGCAACATTTGAAAAAGTTGTAGGAGTTGCAGATGTTGCTTTGGCTGATAATCCATAATCGATTCCGGTATCGGTAACGTTAGTTATCCCGCGTTCATCGACCCATTCATTCCAAGCATTTACTTCATTGATTGAAACATAAGATGTTTGAGGCATAAAATCAACCATTGCATATTTAAAAAACGTGTCGTTTGTTCTATCATTGATATAAATTTTACCTGTAGGAGTAATTGTCCAACCATTTGAATTATCTAAATTAGTTAAATCGACAGTTGAAATATGAACAGCGCCAGCTAAAGCATTTTCAGTTGGCAAATAATACATTTCAAGACCATTGATGTTTGATTCCTCAAGTATTGCATATCTTCCGTCGTCTGAAATCCAAAAATCGTGAATCGTATCTCCTGAAGTTCCTAAATAAGTTCCTACAAGAGTTAATGACGATGTAGAACCAGGAGTTGATGCTGTAAATTCGTGAACAGAATCAGTTGATAATGATGTTACCCAGCATTTTTTATGGTCATAAGACCATGTGATTTGCAATGGGCTATTTGGTACAGTTGGAGACGTAGTCCAAATTGTCGAAATCGTAACTGTAGAAGTTAAATCATAAGCAACTGAAGTTGTAAATTCGCGAATTGCATCAGTTGTGCCAGAATCAGCAATGTAAAATCTTTTACCTGTATAATTCCAAGTAATTCCTTGATTCACAATACCCGTTGCTGTAGTTGTATAACTACCATCTAATGTCGCAGTTGTTAAGTCGCCTGGCGTGCTTAATGAAAATTGAAATATTTTATCTGTATTATCACAAGTTACATAAACTTTGTCTTCATTTGGGCTTACTTTTATATCGGTAGGATTAACCGATTCTCCAAACGGCAAAGTAGTTTCTTGTAATTCGTATGCTGTAGCGACGTCAAATGTTCGAATCAAAAAAGGTTGTGAAGTTCCGCCACCTGCAGATGCCCAATCGGTTGATAAATCATCTCCCCAATCGGTAGTTCCATCCAAATCTTTATCGCCAGCATATTGCACAACTAAACCGTCTTGAACGTCATCAATATCGTCATTTAATGAAGCAAATTCTGTCGCAGTTAAAGGCCTATCCCAAATCATTACTTGAGCAACTTGACCATTCATTGTTGTAGCGCTTGAACCTCGTGTACCAATTCTAAAAGTAGTGGTTCCTGTTCCGGTTGCATCCCCATCTACTTTTGAAGCAATTTCGATTCCATCTTGATATAATTTAATTGTAGTGCCGTCATAAGATAAACCGTATTGATGCCAACCATAATCTGTTATAGTTGTGCCAGTCGAATTAGTAACTGAGCTAATATTTGTAAAATTCGTACCATCATAAATTTGTGCTGTAATTTCGTCATCGGCTTCAAATTTTATATAAAAACGAGTTGATGAACTTCCGCCAAGTAAACATCTATCCGTATTTGTTGAATCCATTTTTGCTAATGCAAGGAATGACATTTGGTCTCCTAAAGCATCTAAATCATAATCGCCAAAAAATTCAGCTGTAAGCGACCCATCAAAATCATAATACTCCTGCATATCTCTTTGAACTGATATTTTGAAATTATAAAATCCCTCATCGGCATCACCATTTATGCTATTGAAATCAGCAGT